GCAGCGGCAGCAACTACCTGCTGCGCACTCGGGGCTTTCATGAAAAGCCATTCATCGCACCGCGCTGGGACATCGTTGGTAATGATGCTTACGGCCGCAGCCCTGGCATGGATGCACTGGGCGACGTCAAGATGCTGCAGGTTGAGCAGAAGCGTAAAGCGCAGGCCATCGACAAGCACGTCAACCCGCCGATGCTTGCCGATGTATCGCTTAGAAACGAGCCTGCATCGATGATTCCGGGTGGCGTGACCTACGTTTCCAACAATAACGGCGTCGGCTTCAAACCGATCTATGAAATCAAGCCAGACTTTCAAGGGCTGGCTGCTGACATCAAGGAAGTGCAGGAGCGGGTCAAAGTTACCTTCTTCAATGATCTGTTCATGATGATCAGTCAGCTCGACACCGTGCGCACTGCAACTGAGATTGATGCACGTAAGGAAGAAAAGCTGATCCAGCTTGGCCCGGTGCTGGAGCGCTTCGAGAATGAGGCGCTTGATCCAGCCATCAATTGCACCTTCGACATCATGTTGCGTAATGGTCTGCTGCCACCGGTACCGCAAGAGCTGTCTGGCCAGAAGATTAAGGTTGAGTACATCTCCATGCTGGCCGAGGCGCAGAAAGCCGCGAGCACTGCCGGCATCGAGCGTCTGGCTGGCTTCGTCGGCAACATGGCAGCCGCCAAGCCTGAGGTGCTGGACAACATCGACTTTGACGAGGCTATCGAGGAATACGCAGACATGCTCGGCGTGTCACCCAAGATCATCGTATCGCTGGCCAAGGTGCAGCAAATCCGCGCTGCCCGCAATCAGCAGATGCAGCAGCAACAGACTTTGCAGAACAGCGTAGCAGCCGCCCAAGGTGCACAAACGCTCAGCCAGACCGATGTCGGCGGTGGCGTGAACGCACTCCAAAAAATGATAGGTGCCGCATGAGCGAGAAATTAATCGACTTCAAAGACCTGCGCAAGCTGATTCGGCCTGACGCTTCGATGAAAGATCGCCGTCTGATCGAGATGCGCTTTCAGGAGGAGGAAGCCGCCGAGCAGGCCGAGGCTAAACAGAAGGCCATGATTATGGGCGCGCCACCGCTGCCACAAGCGCAGCTCGTCTATGACCATGGAAGCAACACAGTCGGCGTGGCCATCCGTGGTGCAAAGCTGATCTGCAAGCTGCCCAAAGGGTACGAAGGACCAGTCTTGTCGCTGGCCGTCTTGCCCGGTGAGCGCATCGTCGCACTACACCCGAATCACCCGCCGCTGTTGCTGGAACCAGTGACCGGCACAACAAGGAGACTGTGATGCCAACCATTCCACCAGGCGTGCTGCAAGCACAAGCGCAGGCGCAAGCCCCCGGTCAATCCATGGGGCCGCAGGCTAAGCCCGATGTTGCCAAGGGCCGCAAGCAGGGCAAAGGTGCCAAGGCTCAGCAGCCGACCGCGCCCAACGCTGCGCAATCGCTTTACCCGAATTTACCCACCCAAGGAGGCTAATAGCATGGAAACCACGCACGCCCACAACGACCAGCCAGGGCATGTCATCGAACGCGTTGACGAAGGTCAGCCGGTGTACTTCAGCGAAAAGATCGGGCGCGACTACGCGCAGCCGAACGGCGGCTGGACCACCGACAAGAGTGTCGCCACTGTCATGACCGAAGCCGAGGCAAATGATCGCCTTGAAAAGGGATTGGCACCACTGGCACCATTTTGCAAGGTGGTGGCCAAATGAAGCGCGTAGCCGTCTGCATCCCATCCGGCGACATGGTGCACGCCGATTTCGCAATGAGTCTGGCCGGCATGGCCTACCGCTGCAGTCCAATCATGCAGGATGGCGTCAAGTACGAAGCCATCTCCCTGGCGATCATCAACACCAAGGGCTCGCTGGTGGTCAACAACCGCAACAAGCTGGTTGCCGAGGCGCAGAACCTAGGCGTTGATTACCTGTTCTTTGTTGACAGCGATATCGTTATCCACCCATGGACATTGCGCCGCCTGATCGAGCACGACAAGGATATCGTCGGTGCGACCTACATCCAGCGCGAAGAGCCGCATCGGCTACTCGGCAAGTCACTCAGCGGCGTGATGCTAGACGAAGCACTGACCGGTGTTGAGCTTGGTGCCGATCAGGTGATGGAAGTTGGCGCACTCCCCAGCGGTTGCCTGTTGATCAAGATCGGTGTGTTTTCCGGCATGGAAAAGCCATATTTCCAGACGCCAGCGCATGCCGCCACCGACAGCACACCGGAGTGGATCGAGGGCGAGGATTACTTCTTTTGCCGCCAGGCACGCGAACAAGGATTCTCGATCTGGCTTGACCTGGCCACCTCGTTTGCGCTCGGCCACGTTGGCCAGCGTGTGAACACCATCCCTACCATGCAGCAAGAACCGGAGAATAAAATTGCGCTCATCCACTGAAGAAGTAACGACCGGCGCAGCCGAGGGTTATGACGCCGGCGACAAGACATCCGTCAAGGACCGTGAAAAGTCAGCCAAGGTACGCGAAGAGCGCCGCCTAAATGGTCTTCGTCAGATCATGGCATCGCCTGACGGCCGCGTGTGGATGTGGGATTTTCTGTCGTCCTGCGGCTTGTTCTCTGTCGTGTTCAACGGCAACAGCAAGGACTATTTCAACCTGGGCCAACGCAATGCCGCGATGCCGATTTTTTCGGAAATCCAGAGGCATTGCATGCCCGAATACCTTTTGATGGTTAAGGAGAATTCGAATGTTTAACCGACTATTTCTACGCTTTGTCCTGATGAACGAGGCCGGCGATGCTGCTGCAGGTGGTGGTGCACCGGCAGCGGCAGCAGCGCCGGCCGCAGAAGGTGCGGCGGCTCCAGCAGCAGCGGCAGCAACCGTAGAAGCGCCCGACAGTTTGCTCGGCGCGAAGCCCGCAGAAGAAGCCAAGCCGGCCGAGGCCGCCAAACCAGAAGACGCGAAGCCAATCGAGTACAGCGATTTCAAGTTGCCCGAAGGCGTCAACCTAGCGCCGGAAAAACTGACCGAGTTCAAGGCAATCGCAGCAGAAGCGAAGATGCCGCAGGAGGCCGCGCAGAAACTGGTTGACCTCTACACAGCAGAAATCAAGCAGGCCATTGACGCGCCAATGAACGCGTGGAAAGACCTGCAAACCCAGTGGCGTGATGAAGTCAAGAACGACCCCGTAATCGGTGGCGCGAATCTTGAAAAGAATCTCGCTGCTACCAAGGCCGGGCTTGTCAATCTGCTCGGTGAAAGCGCTGGTAAGTTCTTTGATGCATTGAACATTACCGGCGCCGGCAACAATCCGGAAATAGTTCGTGGACTGATGAAGGCGGCAGCACCTCACGCACCCGCCACACCAATCAAAGGTAGTCCAGCAGGCAGCAGTGGCACTAAATCTGCGGGCTCGACGCTTTATCCCACGATGGCAGGGCTTGGAAACGGGCACGAAAGCTAATCACTCTACGTCAAGATTCGAACGGCTACACCTTCACACAGCCACCCGAATGACTCAACACAAGGAGAAATCAATCATGAATACTTAGGAGCTATACCATGGCAATTCTCGGCGGCACCGCACTCACATATGCGGACTGGGCAAAGCGCATTGATGATGATGGCAAGGTAGCGACCATCATCAATCTGCTCTCGCAAACCAATGAAATCCTTGACGACATGCTTGTCGTTGAAGGTAATCTGGCAACTGGACACAAGACCACTGTGCGCACTGGTCTGCCTACCGCAACCTGGCGCCTGCTGAACTACGGCGTTGTTAAGACCAAGTCGACCACTGCGCAAGTGACCGACAACTGCGGCATGTTGGAATGCTACAGCGAGATCGATAAAGACCTGGCCGATTTGAACGGCAACACTGCTGAATTCCGCTTGTCGGAAGACATGGCCTTCTTGGAAGGCATGAATCAGCAAATGGCGTCCACGCTGTTCTACGGCAACGTGACTATCAACCCAGAGCGCTTTATGGGGCTGTCGCCACGCTACAACTCATCTAGCACGGCAGCAGCGCAAACCGCTGCGAACGTGATCAGTTGCGGTGGCGCTGCGTCGACCAATACGTCGATCTGGATTTGCTGCTGGGGTCCGAACACCATGCACGGCATTTTTCCGAAAGGAAAAATCTCTGGCCTGCAACACCGGGACCTTGGCGAATGGCCGCTGACCGATGCCAACGGCAACATGTATCAGGGCTACCGTACTCACTTCAAGTGGGACATGGGCATGACCGTGCGCGACTGGCGTTATGTGGTTCGTCTCGCCAACATCGATGTGACGCTGTTGTCTGGTGGCTCCGCAGCCAATCTGATCAATGCGCTGATTCGTGGCGTTCACCGTCTGCCAACTGCACCAGTGCGCGTATCGACTGAGCAGAAGTCAGACGCGCCAAACGGCGGGATGATGGAAATGGGACGCCTGGCGATCTATGCCAATCGCACCATCCGTACCTACCTCGACATTCAAGCCGTCAACAAGACCAACGTCCTGTTGCGTCTGGAAGAGTGGGAAGGCAAGGCGATTACCACCTTCCGAGGTATTCCAGTGCGCACGGTCGATGCAATTCTGTCCACCGAATCCACTATCTAACAGGAGATAGAAATCATGCTTATCGATGCAAATCTGGTCTTTGACCAAGGCACCTACAGCACCAGCGCCGGCATGACTGGTGCTGCGCAGTTCGCCAGCGGTGCTACTACTACCAGCACCAACGTGCTGGACATGATCAACAACCGCGACATGGGCGATGCACCTTCCGGCCTGGGTGAGTTGTCTGTAAATTTCCAAATCACGTCAGCTTATGTGGGTGGTACCTCCGTCAACTTTCAATTGCAGGGATCGACGGATAACACCACCTGGACCACTTACGGCGAAACCGGCGCGGTACCCATTGCAAGTCTAGGTGTTGGTGCGTTGCTATCGTTGCCGCTGCCACCCGTCAATCCTGATGCGGGGGCTATTCCACGCTATTACCGGACTGCTTATGTCAATGTCGGCGCCAATACGGCCGGCTCGGTAATCGCGTGGCTGGGTGCTCGTTCTTACAACCAGTATTACAAGCCCGGTATCACTGTCAACAACTGATAGCCGACTGGCTCGGGGTTCGCTCCGAGCCATCTTTCACATGACTGGAGAATCAAATGTCCGACGATATCAAGAAAGAAGCAAGTGCAGAAGCCCCGAAATATGAACTCACCGAGGCCGCTTACATCGATGACGTGCTGCTGAGCCCTGGCGCCACGATTACCTACAAGGGTATTCCTGGTCACCACATGGAGCCACTCAATGATGCTGCCCGTGCGATGAAGAAGAAGCACAACAAGGCATTCATCGATCCGATTGAAGCAATGACCATCATCGGTTAAGGAGCGCACCATGGGACTTTTCGCATCGGGCGGCATTGAGCAAGCCCAGACCGTTTCTAGCGGTACGCTTACTGCGCTCAATGCGGCAAGCCCTGCAACCCCGTTCCTCGGCAATTTCAATGTGGCCGTGTGGGGTACGTTCGTCGGCACCGTGACGGTCGAGTCGTCATTCGACGGCGGTACGACATGGATTCCAGTGGTCAATAAACGTACTGGCTCGATCATTACCTTCACCACGCCCAGCGTGCTGCAAGAAGATGAGGTCGAGGCCGGTGTCTATTACCGCCTACAAATGACCGCCTACACCAGTGGCATCGCAAGTTACCGTATGTCTGAAGGCGCATCTGCTGGCCGTGTCGAGCGTCTATCATGAGCGATAAACTTGCCCATATGAAGAGCGACAAGTCAGGCGAAAAGCCGATGTCGGACCTGAACGCTACACCAGAGGAATACCCCTACGGCTTACGCTTGCGTCTGACCGAGGAGGATATGAAGAAGATCGGCCTCGATATGCCGAAGGTCGGTGAGATGGTGCACATCATGGCAATGACAAAAGTTGTCTCTGTGCACGCGCACGATAGCGAGGATGGTGGCGCCAGCCAGGGCGTTGAATTGCAGATCACCCACATGTCGGCAGAGGT